TCTTGAATACTAATTACTAGTTCTTCCGTCCACATGCAGATCGTAACTTTGCTCCTATCGGTGGCGAACGTCAATCTGTAAACCAAGACGCAGTAGTAAAACTAATCGGTTGGGCTGGTAACATGACAAGCTCAGGTCCACAATTCAACGGTGTCTTAACTGCTTAATTAAGGGGAAATAACATGGCATATTCAGTAACCCCATTAGCGGGTATCGACTTAGTAAACACAACAACCGCAGTGCAAATTACTGCTGGCTATCCTGTGAACCAATTGCTTGGTGTTCAAGTATGGGGTTCAGATGGTAAACGTTATGTATTTGGTAAAGCTAACGCTTCTATCACTGCATCAACAACAGCTTGTACAGTAAACACTACAACATTCCTTGTTACAGCTTCAGGTGGTTCTTATACATCTCCAGCAACTGACATGGTAACAGGTGACTACGGCTGGTTCTCAGCAGCTTCAGTTTAATCTGTAAGACTCTCACCTCTTCGGAGGTGGGTTTCTAGGTCGCTTTCATCCGAGAGTTATCTACAAACCCCAAACCACTTTGGAGATTTAAATGCAATATCAAACAGATGTAAATAACCCAGACTCACGTCTAAATGTAAAGTTTTACCAAAAAGCAATTGATAACGAATACAAGAGTGCATTAGAAGGTCGCCCTATTATGGAAATGGCTGACTTTGTTATTATTGAAGTCCCAGGCAACAATCTGACTGTGATTGATACTTTTGCTGCACCAGAACACAAATCTCGTTTTCCTGTTCAATGGGCGAGATATCAAAATGAAAAAACAGATGGCGATATTGAAGGTACATTACTTCATGATTGGCCTGTATTAAACGCTGCTGTAGCTGCTGAATTAAAACATTTTAAGTTCTATACTGTAGAACAAATTGCAAGCGCTTCTGACGCTCAATTAAACACATTAGGAATGGCAGCAGGGATGTCGCCATTATCATTGCGTGACAAAGCTAAAGCTTATCTATCAAGTGCTAAAGATTCTGCATACTCACAGCAATTAGCAGAAAAGACATCTAAGCAAGATGAAATGATTGCTCGTATGGAAGCGCAAATCGCTGAATTAGTAGCACAAGCAAACAAACCCAAAGCTATGCCAAAAAAGGCTAAGGCTGAGGAAATAATCGAGGATTAATATGGCATCAACTCTTTTGCAACTCGTGCAACAAGCTTCTGTTGAAATGGGGCTTGCTTTACCTAATACTGTAGCTGGAAATACAGCTTATGATGTTACACAGCTTTATTATCTTATTAATGCTGCTGGCAATGAGCTTGCAAGAGAGTATCCTTGGGAAGCGTTAAACACTGAATATCGTTTTTATTCTCAATATGTACAATCTAATGGAACATTGGCTGCTAATACGTCAGTGATTACTGGTGTAGATGCTTCAGCAGTTAATTTCATTAATAGCAAGGGCGCTACTAACTTTCAAGTACAAGGTTTAGGCGTTATTCAAGATACTTATGTCGTATCAGCGCTTGGTACTACAGTAACAATTAGTGGTGCAGCAACAGGTGATGGTTCAGGACAGTATACCTTTGGTCAGACTAAATATGCCTTGCCTGTAGGCTATGATCGCATTACAGATAGAACGCAATATGACAAATCTAAGCGTTGGGAAATGCTTGGACCTGAAACCCCTCAACAATGGCAATTCCTAAAATCTAGTTATATCTCAACTGGTCCTCGTATCCGTTGGCGTATTATGGGTCAAGAGTTTCAAATATGGCCTCTAACTTCTACTAATGAATATTTAGGTTTTGAGTACATTTCTACTACTTGGGCTTCTTCAGCTTTAGGTACACCACAAATACAGTTTATTCAAGATAGTGATACTTGTATCTATCCTGATCGATTAATTGTATTAGCTTTAAAGAAGAAATACTTTGAAGTTAAGGGCTTTGATACTACAGCCTTCCAACGTGATTATGATATGCAACTTAATATTGCTAAAGCAAACGATCAAGGTTCTGCTACACTATCACTTGCACCAAGAACAGCCAATGTATTAATTGGTTGGGAGAATATTCCTGACGCTAATTACGGAGCTTAATTATGGCAATAGCTAAAAGAGCTGTATCACAGCCTGTATCATTGCCAGCTCCTGTAGGTGGTTGGAACGCTAGAGATTCATTAACTGCAATGCAACCTAATGAAGCGGTTATCCTTGAGAATTGGTATCCTGCGACAACTGAATGTGTATTGCGTAATGGCTATACAAAGTGGGCTACAGGCATTACAAGTGGTGGTCAACCTGCTCAAGTAGAAACACTAATGGCTTATTCAGGCGCTAACACTAACAAACTATTTGCTATTGCAGGAACATCCGTTTATGACGTAACTGCTGGTGGTGCAGTAGGCGCTGCTGTAGTTACAGGATTAACTAATGCTAGATGGGGCTATTGCAACATTGCAACGGCTGGTGGCAACTTTATATCAATGGCTAATGGTTTTGATGCACCTCGTCTTTATAACGGCACTACATGGTCTACTCCTACTATTACAGGGGTTACTGCATCCAATCTGTCTAGCCCAATTCTCTATGCTCAACGTCAATTCTTTATTGAAAAAAATACTTTAAAGACATGGTATTTGCCTGTAAATTCTATTGCAGGTGCTGTGAATCCTGTAGATATTTCAGCCTTAGCTACCAAAGGTGGTTATATTGTTGATCATGGCACATGGACTATTGATGCAGGTACAGGTGTTAACGATCACTACGTTATAGTTACAAGCAAGGGTCAAGTAGTGGTATATCAAGGCACAGACCCTTCAAGCGCAACAACATGGTCAATGGTAGGCGTATGGGATATTGGCGCTCCTGTAGGCGCTAGAAGCATGTACAAGTATGCTGGTGACATGTTATTGATTACGCAAGATGGTGTAGTACCATTGTCAGGCGCTTTACAATCCTCTCGTGTTCAACCTAGAGTTGCGATTACTGACAAGATTCAATATGCAATTTCAGAAGCAGTTACTAATTATGCTACTAACTTTGGGTGGCAAATTATATACGTTCCTACTATTAATCAATTATGGCTAAATGTTCCTATTCAAACAGGAATTAATCAACAGCAATTTGTAATGAATACAATTACAGGCGCTTGGTGTAATTATACAGGTTGGAATGCTAACTGTTTTGAATTATATCAAGATGAACCATATTTTGGTGGCAATGGCTTTGTAGCTCATGCTTACAATGGGTTAATTGATGACGTTAATAACATTACTGCTATTGGGTTACAGGCATTTACTAACTTTGGTAATGCTGGCACATTAAAACGCTTTACAATGAGTCGCCCTATCTTTAGGACTGATGGTCAGCCTTCTATATTTGCTGGCGTAAATATTGATTTTAATACTGAAATTCCTACAACTTCATTAACATATTCACCTAGTTCCTATGCTAAATGGGATTCTGCTATATGGGATGCAGCCGTATGGGGTGGTGGTTTATCAGTATTGCAAAATTGGCAAGGATTAAATGGTGTTGGCTATTATGGCGCACCTATTGTTAAGACTGCTTCTTCAGGGATTCAAGTTCATTGGGTATCAACTGATGTTGTTATTGAAGGTGGAGCGATACTTTAATGCGAAGTATTATTATTGGTCAAAAAGAACGTATTGCTAACTTTTTAATAAGTCAAAAAGCATGGGTTGATGCCAATAAGTACGAAGCAATGGGTATTGAAGAAGATGGTCAAATTATTGCTGGTGTGGTTTATGACAGTTATGAGCCTAATGCAAGAATATCAATGCACTGTGCAGGAATTGGTAAAAGATGGCTTACTAAAGAGTTTTTAAAATATGCTTTTTATTACCCTTTTAATCAACTTAATGTTAATGCTGTAATCAATACTGTTTCATCTAAAAATAAAGACTCAATTAGGTTTACTGAACATTGTGGGTTTAAAGAAGTAGCTAGAATAGAAGGTGGCGCATCTGATGGTGATTTAATCATTTATGTGCTTTATAAAAAAGATTGTAAATGGATAAGGATTTAATATGTTTGGTTCAAGATTTCACCCATTAAAAGTGAGTTCAGGTGCTGCTGGTAAAAATATTTATAACGGTGGTAAAGGTGGTGATGCTCCTGCTACTCCTGACTATACTGCTTTGGCTAAAGCACAAGCTCAAGGCAATTTAGATTTAGCTAAATATACAACCGAAGCTAATCGTGTCAATCAAGTTACTCCTTACGGAAGCATTACATATTCACAAACTCCAAATGTTGACCAAGCTGGTTATGATGCAGCTTTAAAAGCATATAATGACCAAATGTCAGGCGGTAAATCAGGTGCTGCTAGTGGCAAAGGTGGATATACTCCAGCTTCAATGAGCAACTATAATGCACCAAGCGTTAGCCCTACTCAATACGCTGGTGGTAAAAACGGAATTAAACCGCCAAATATTGCTGACTATACTAAATCAAATCAATGGACTGCTACTCAAAAATTAAGCCCTGCTGAACAAGCTATTCTTAATGCAAAAGAAGGATTAAGTACAAGCAAACTTGGTTATGCTCAAGATTTATTAAATAAAGCACAAGCAGGTCAAGGTGGCGTAAATATGTCACAGCTTCCTAGTTATGGCATTAATCCTGGCGAAACATATTCTGATGCAATTATGCGTAGACTTCAGCCACAAATGCAACAAGCTCAACAGTCTTTTGAATCTCAAATGGCTAATCAAGGTGTTGTACCTGGCACTCAAGCGTATGACAATGCTTATCGTAACTTTGCTCAAGGTCAAAACGATCAACGCACATCAGCAATTACTGGTGGTATGGGTGTAGGGTTAACTGCTAACCAACAAGCTTACAACCAAGCAT